GCGTGGGTAACCCCCACGCATGTTTTATTGGCGACTTCGAATGTCGGCCTTAGTTCTAAGATCCTCTGTTTATTTGAGTTTCACTTGATTTGTTTATCTAGCTGTACCCATTAACTTATGGATCACCTAGCTCTACACTTTGACTGTCACCCTATACTCAGACAATCCCTGAGCTTTTCTTCGTGACTGATGGAATAGACATCACCCCCCCCCCTTGGCTTAGCGGGTCACGGACCCACGCGTATAAATCGAGCTCTTTTGTTTCCGTAAAGCGCGGTATGCCTAGCCGCCCCCAATCAACGATGGGGCAACCTCCCTGCATCTGTGTTTGCAGGGATCACAGAACATAAAACACATAAAAACAAAACACCACCCATAAAAAGTGCCACATATAAAATTATAAAAATTCGCACACATAAACACACAAATGGTGTTAAAACACAGAAACGAAAAACAAAGAAATTTCAAAGTGCACAATTTTTCAATTGGTAAAAGTGCTCCTTCCCAGAGTACGTTTCGAGGCTAAGAAACTAGAGTGCCACCTCTCAGGATGTAAAATGAGCTCCTCACGTGGTACTTTGGCTTAATGTCCAATTCGTCAGACTTTTTAGTAGTATGGCTGTGTCCCTCGGAGACACACAGTTTACGCTATTTGTAAGTGACGACTTGGGCATTTTGCACTGAAAGTAGATTCACCAAAAGAAGATTGATGTAGGTCGCTAACTCGACTATGGATGAAGGTATGTTCCAGAAGAAATACATACCGTATAGCGAACAACCCGCCGAATAATAGGTTCCTAAAAGCCAGATACAACCAAAACCATAACGATTAACACTATGCAAGTGTCACGCTGTACCGAAGTTGTTTCCGTCCTCCAGTTGGCTGCCCAAGGGGCCAACTGCACGCACAAGCCCGACGTCGAGAGCCGTCGGGCCATCCTCTACTCCGAGAAAGGCGATTTCGCTGCTCTCGTAGTAGAGGCCACTCTAGCGTTGTACTATCAATTGCGCAACGCATCCAGCCGTCCAACTGTAGCCATATCGTTGTGCAGCTACTATCACGCTGTCACTGGCAGATCGTGTACAGGCTCTGCACTGCGTTTCATCGACGTTCTCGTCGAGGAGATTGCCAACGATTTGCCATGGTTTCAGAGCGGCACCGGTTGGATAGATGTCCTAGATGGGCTCTATTCCAACACAAAAAGAGTTGTTAAGTCAGCACTGGGTGACAAGCTAGCCAAGGTTTTTAACCACGTCGTAGCCATCTCCCTTTACGACAAGGCTGGCATTGACCTCGACCCCACACTGTTTGGCCACATTGAAAAGAAGCACATCCGGCCCACAGTCTGGAATGTTGCCAGCTTCGTTGACGCCATCGTTGGTCTAGTTCTGTTCCTTTGCAAGGCAGGCAGACAAGCACTCGCCACTGGTTCAGTGGAGTGCTTTTTCATTGACGACATGGTGTTGACTACGTGGCTTGACAAGGCCGCACGTTTACGCAAGGACGCCGAGTTCCTCGGCAACCCCTCAGCTGTCGGTATGGCATTGCCACAATACCTACACGATCTCAAAGACGCTATTGACACTGGTAAGAAGTTGCTGCCGCATTTCCGCAGTGGTCGTGAGCACTCCACTCTTATGAATGTGTTGTTGGAGCTCGAGACCGTCCAAAAGAGGCAACAAGTCACAATGATGGCAGCTTCGTTTCGTCGCGCGCCGGTCGGCGTGTTCCTTTATGGCACTGCAGGTGTGGCGAAGTCCTTCATAGCCACCGGTCTTCTCAATCACTACTGCTCAGTTCGTGGCATCTCCAAAGAAGCCGCGACGCTGTGGACACGCACCGAGAACGACCCGTTTTATAGTGGGTATAAGTCACATTTTGCTGGCGTACTGTATGACGACGCTGCTAAGTACCGTGCCAATGTTGTTCAAGGCGTTGACCAGTCCATCGGAGACATTATCAGTGCAATTAACAACATCCAGTTCGTGACTCCACAGGCCGACCTACCCGATAAAGGCAAGATTCCATTCAGAGCAGAGTGGGTGGGGGTCACCAGCAACCTACACGACTTAAACGCGAATCTTTACTTCAACAGCTCCGCGGCTTTCCTTCGCAGGTTTGCTGTCCGGATCCAGCCCATTGTGAAGGAAGAATTCCGCGTACCTGGTCAGGATAAGATAGATACTACCAAAATACCTCCAGGCGTTCAGTACCCTGACCTGTGGGAGTTTGAAGTTTGCGTGCCCCGTGTGAACGGTATGAGTGGCGAGTTCGTGCCACACAAGACGTTCCACCACTATGCAGATTTACTTGAGTACATGACTGTTGTGTACCAGAAGCACATTGCACAGCAGGACAAGCTGATGGAGACGGTCGGCAAAATAGGCCCGGAGCCCCTTTGCGAGTGCTCTTTGCCTGTTTCACTCTGTAGGTGCTCCGCACCCGAAACTGGACCAATGCTGTTCGGCGAGATGTCCATGGTGTCTCAGAGTGGGGACACATGCACGCGCAAGCACCGTGTCCGGACCGCCGGACTCAATGGCCACAAGCACATGTTGTTCTCAAAGTACACAGACAAGGTCGTTAGGGCTTACATTTCGCAGATATACGACGACCCCGACATTGCCCGTTGGTTCAAGGTGGACTTTTGTGACCCTAGTGTGTCACCAGACGATAATGAGATCACGGTGCGTATCAACACTCTCGTCGACGATGCCCTGTCTGAGTTTTTAACTCTAGACCCACGAGATCGCATGAACGCGCTGAGCGATGGTGCATTTTCCCGCGTAGACGAAGGCCCTGATTTGGTGTATCTCACTTTCGAGCCACGTTTTGGCCCACGTGGTCATTTCCTGGAGTCGCAACTCACGACCATTCGAGATGTTGTAATGCAGTTCTGTGGCACCTTAGATGCGAAAGAAACCGCGCTACTAGATGTGTACATACAGGAAGATGCTCCTTTGCATATTTCAAACGGTTGGTGCATGGGCGACATCGTTAAGGGTGGGTACGACTATGTCAAATACTACGCCACACAGGTTGAAGACCCAGATCGCACACAGGTCAGAGAGTTTTTACTCGGTACACGCAAGAAGTTCTGGTACGAGAGGTTGGGCGTTGCCGTTGCTGTTGCATATTTCGAGCGCAAGTGGGTGTATAACACCATCAATTTTTTCGCTTCCATCCCGCTGGCACAACGTGGCTTCCTTTGGTGCGTGAAGAAGGCGACTAACTCGCCCATGCAGGACCTCACACACGCCGCTCGAGCTCACGATCAACGACTTGGTGGCGACAACAAGGTCGTTCGTAACGTTCTCGTGGCCATGACTTTACTCTCGGCTGTGGCTATCATAGCTAAGCTGGCAGTGATGTTTAGACCCGCTCCCAAACATGAGGTTCGCGTTCCTAGTGAGGGCTCTGTCGCCACTTGTTCCACTTGCAATTACCCTAATTCGCCCCTCCCTAGTGAGGTTGGTGAACCAGTTGTGTTGCGTGAGGACAGTCCTGACGATCACGAGGTCGTCTACACACAGCTGATGGGCATCCCCATGGCTGACCTCCAGATGGATCTTGAGGCCGTTGGAAGAAGACCCACTGTCCGTGAAGCGGAGAAGAAGAACGTGTGGACCGTTAAAGAGCGTGCTATTACTCGTCTCGACGTCGATGCGCGCCGCCCCCACAACGAGTCGCAGCTAGTTCATGCCCTCCACAACAATGTTGTGTTTGCGAGGGTGTATGGTGAGATGCCGCTAGGAAAGGGGCGCGCCAACACCAGGGTTTTGGTCGTCGATTCTGAGACGTTCGTCATCAACAACCACGCTCTTCCCACCCCTTGCAAGATTGAGATATGGCTCGGACCGGTGACCGAGGAGGGTGTCAAACCAAGCTTCGTCGTGGAGGTTGACGACCGTATGGTGACGCGACATCCGAGCCGTGACATTGCTATTGTGACCTCCTGGGCCATGCCACACAGATTTAAGACCATCAAACATCTCTTCGCCCGGCGCTCCTTCCAAAGTGTGGGCCCTAGCTCGTACCACGTGCGCCACGAAGACCACAGTGTGGAGGTACTGCCATGTGTGGGCGTGACCTTGGCTGGCCTCGAGGGCTTGTCGGGTGCTGAAGGAGTCGTGTGTGAGGCTTGGGCATCTCGACCCACTCGGGCTACTGTGAGTGGTGAGTGCGGGTCCCCGCTCGTGATCCACAGCTCTCTTGGCAGTGTGATCGTTGGCATACATGCGGGCTACAATGTACTGACCAACACTGCTTGGGCTGTGAAGGTTTATGCTGAGGACTTTGACCACAGAGTTCACCCACAAGTCGGCACCATAAAACCGGCTTACCCCGTGGCACAGGTCGGCGGTTTCCTCAAGTTGGGTCCACAAGACAAGTTGTACACGGACTACCACAAGGATGGGCACATCATGACCCACGGTCAGCTGAAATCTTTTGTTGCTCGACCAAAGTTCACTGGCACGCACACTCCGTACGCTACCCACGTGTTTGCTGTGGGACACACGTTTTCTCCACCCATTGTAGACAACATGGCTGCCCCCCGTAACAGCGGGTGGAAACAACCCCAACTCGTGCTGGAGAACTATCTGCACCCAACTCACAGCATGAACGAGATGGTAATGCGCGCTTGTGTGGAGGCGTATTGCGAGCACATCGATAACCATTTCACAGAACAGGACTGGCAAGATGTGCATCCTGTGCCCATCTCTGTCGCTGTAAATGGCTTCCCTGGTGTTCCTAATGTTGACGCACAGAAGCACGCGACCTCCGCGGGGCATGGCAAGCGGGGACCTAAGTTGCAGTTTCTGACTGAGCCAGAAAAGTTCGACGTGTGGGACAGCTTTAGGAGGTATGACGCAGCCACACTCAGAGAGATCGACGAGATGAGGGATCTCATGCATAAGGGCATCAGGCCACATGCCATATACGATGCTTGTTGGAAAAACGAATTGTTGTCGAAGGAGAAGGTTGAGGCCGGGAAGGCCCGCAGCATTTATATGTGCCCCCTAGCGTTTCTCACCAATATCCGCATGTCCACCATGGCGCTGTGTAGAGTGCTGATTCGTCGTCGAGACGTTATGGGCATTGCAGTGGGGCTCAACACGCACTCGGAGGAATGGGACGATGTCCATAGGCTGGCGTGTTTGCTGCCCGGCGACAACTGGATCGCTGGCGATTTCAAAGCGTTTGAAGCAGTGCTTAATCTGCTCATCAGCAACTGCACTAGTAAGGTGTTTGCGCACATCGCTGAGCGTTGTGGTAACTACGACTACGCGGAGTTGCTTGCTTTTCGCGTCATGTTAGCTGACATCTCCAATGCCACCATCAATTTTTTCGGCGAGCTCATAACGCTGCTTGGAGGCGAGGCGTCTGGTCACCAGCTCACGACCTTCTTCAATTGTGTTGCCAACAATCTGCTACACATGTATGCTTATGTTGAGCTGCACAAGGGTGATGAACAGTACGTGGAGTACTTACGCTGTGCACGCGAATTCTTCGACAAGGTGTTTAGGAACACTCTTGGCGACGATGTGTACATGAAGGTGCATCCTGATAGGCCCACGTACAACCACACCAGCATCCAGAGCGTGTTTGCGGCTATTGGGGTTCAGTACACCATGGCTGAGAAAGGTGCCGCTTCGCGCCCCTACATCCCCCTTGAGGAGGTCACTTTTTTGAAGAGGAATTTTGTTGACCACAGTGCCTTCCCAGGGATGAAAGTAGCGGCGTTGGACAGACGTAGCATTTACAAGATGCTGTGCTACACTGTTCCGTCCCATAGTGCCAGTGCCGAAGAACAGCTCGCCGCCAGTCTCGCATCGGCGCAAGCTGAAGCCTTTTTCCACGACTACGACTTTTTCAAACAGGTCGAGACTCTCATAGCGTCCTTGCCTAGGAGCGCGGAGTTACAGTTTAGGCTGAAGGAAAACCCGCCGCCCACGTGGAACGGCATGGTGACGCGCTTCGTTAACGCGTCCCCCAAACTTAAGGCTAGGATGTTGGTGCCTGGAGATTCCGAAACCACTCAAACCAAGCGTAATTACTGCCACGCGTCAGAACTGGAGCTACAGACTGCGTGGAGCGTGGACGCTTGGGGATCGACCACCATGGGGCGTTCCCCCGAAGACCGTGTTTACGGAGGCGTGAGGTTGTCCGCCGACATAGTTCCTACGGACGCGATGTGTGAGATCGCACGTGTTCCCGACAATAATGATTTCAGCAAGAACCAATATAAAGAAACCAAGAAATCACCCACCACCGAACAAAGGGAAATGGCCCCGAAGGTGGTGGCGCAAGCCATCAACAAAGTGCGAACACAGTTGCGTAATAGGAAACGGCGTGATAAGTGGAGTGGCGTGGCCCAAGCGGACATTGCTTATGATACAGGTAACGCACCTGGTACGGGAGCCGCGTCCTCCGTCGACAGTGCTCACCAACAGGTTGTGTTCAAGAACGAGCCAGCTGGTGCGCACATCACAGTGAAGACACACACAGACAGCCTTGTTACTATACCCCAGTTGCCACAAGTGCTAGGCAGTTACTTCTCGAGACCTGTTCGGATCTTCACTTATGTCTGGGCAGAAAATGGGGCCAACGGTCTGAAGACCAGTTTTGAACCCTGGCGCCTTTTCTTCACCCACCCCAATATGAACCAGAAGTTGCAGGGTTACGGACTATTGAGGTGCAAGTTAAAACTGAAGTTTCTCATCAACGGCTCACCCTTCTATTACGGCTCAATGATGGCGGCGTACACGCCACTATCGGGTTGGCGCACGGACACTGTTGGTGCCGGTCTAGGTACCTACCTTGTGCCAACATCGCAGAAACCGCATGTTTGGCTCGAAAACCAGAATTGTTCGACAGCTGAGATGGAATTGCCCTTTTTCTACCCTTTCCCTTACATGCAACCCAGTGTTACGAAGCTGGGAAACATGGGTAGGATCGACCTTGCTCAGTTTGCACCCCTGCTCAGCGCAAATGGGAC